AGTAATAACCGCCTTGACCGCTAGGAACAGTAAATCTTGAATTATTAGTTACATTGTCGTGAAAACTATTAGTATCAAAATTTTCGGCTGCATATGTTACGGCGGTTGCAGTTGAGTCTGCAATGCTTTGATTTGCATCTTTGTAAGCGCGAACACCAACAAAACTAGAAGCAGCAGGCGTAGCCCACTTTAACCCTGTTGTCTCTGCCGAGTCTGCGGTTAATACCGTGCCATTAGCACCGACGGCCAAACGTGCAAAAGTGTCCGCACCTGTCCCGGGTACTAAATCACCTTTAGCATCAATAGCCGTAGCCATTGAGTTAGTAACGGTTACGGTACCCGAGGTACCTCCGCCGCTAATACCTACACCTGCGGTTACTCCTTCGATGTCACCGGTTGCCCCTGAGGCTACCCAAGCTGCGCCATCGTAATACCATAAAGAATTGTTATCTTTTGTAAATGCAAACTGACCCTCAGCCGGAGCGGTTATAGCCGCATCTCGAGCCGTAGCGTTTGTAAATACATTAATACCCTGCATGAGGTAGCCGTTTACATCGCCGGCCGTTAATACCTCACCGGTTGTAAAGGTCTTAAACCCTAGACCAGCTGCCATCTCTTGCTCCTTAGTATGCTAATACGGAGGTATCGAGCACTCCATATAGTGATGAGTCTAATATAAAGCCGTCGATAATCGGCTCTAGTGTTGTAAATGTCGTTTTCCATGAGTTAGGCGTAACACGGTGTACTACGCCAAACACTTGTAAAGTCTGAGACAAGGTAGATCCACCAGGTTGATTAGTAGTTATTTCAACAGGATCAAAAAAATCTAGATTAAGAGCTGCAATAATGCCATCGTTGTAATCATCCGTGTATAGATCAAGCTCGATTAAATCGCATCGTGTCCGAGTGCTCTTACGAGATGCAACGTAGGCACGTGCGTAATCGAGTGCGGCTTGGTCCGTATCCATTACTAGATTTTGCTGATTATATGAGTGCACGAAGTACTCATCGATTGAGGCTTGATCGTCTGCTATTTGAGCAGTACCGCCGATTTTGGTGATAGATGCAGAGTTGTAAACCTGCGTATCATCCAAGCGCCATACAGCGTTGAAATATGAGATATCGCTGCCATTATCGTTAAACACAACAGGAGGTAAAGCCTGTGACTCTATGCAATATGCACGATCATTAAGCTCTACAGAGCCTCTAGCATTAATATAGATAGCGCCATACTCCGAGGTAGTGGCAGTCTGTAAAGCGGCTAGCGCTGTACGAGCTGTACCCGGATCGGCTTGAAAAATAGTGTCTCCATATTGGATCTCGCGCATAGACGGAGGCCAAGCGATTTCATCGAGGATAGCGTTTACGCGCTCACCCGGTAGGTCTCCAGCCTGAGCTAGAGTCACATTTGTAATTTGGCTATTTTGGAAAAGTCTAAAAGCATCTACGGCTGTGATAATTGTGTAAGCCACATCGGTAGCCGTCTTAGGGGTAGTCGTTGTATACGTAGTAATGAAACCGCTAAACATCGGATACTCGACTCCACCGTATGTTGCTGTGATCTGCACCTTACGCATTGGAGTCAGTAAGCCGAAATAAGGCCCCGATGGATTTTGAGGGTTAAAGTCTCCGTTTTGATCTACGATACGCAGAGATAGAGCGCCTGTCTGAAATAGATCGGCTTGAGCATTACGGCCTCGAGTAGTCAAAATGCTATCGACTTGATCTGACACATCGACAATTAAAGAAGCTGCATCGGCCAAAATGTTTGTACCCAAGATGCCACTATCTAGGATCATCGCTTGAGCAAAAGATGGGCCTGTAGAAAAGTTAATAACAGCGTTAATTACCGGTAGGGTCATAGTGCACCTGCCGTTGTAGTTGAGTCACCTCTACGATAAATGGTTTGTAAGCCCTCTTGGATAGCCGTTACAAGAGCCTCCTCACTACCTACAGCCGCAGCGTTCACCGTGATGTTGTAGTAATTAGCGGCTTGAGCTGCATAACGTGATCCACTTACCGCACCTGCGACACCTGCTCCGCCGGATAAGCCTCGTAGTAGTGAGGATCTAGCAACGTCCTCAAGATTAAAAGTACTTAAAGCTGCCGCGCCTAGAGAGCTTGCAGCTAGAGCAGCTGTATCTGCCGCAGTTTGTAAATCCAAAAGTTCAGCGAAAGCATTTGCTCTTGCCTGTACAGCTTCCGATACTTCAATTAAAGCCGCTGTAGAAGCGCCTAGTCCGACACTCATAGGAATAGGAGCGATGTAATCACCCGATGGGATACCTGATCCAAGGCTTGCACTTGTCGGGATTTTGGACGTAGCAGCTACATTAGCTTGTGCGAGAAGTCTTAACATCTCTTGGATCTTGGCCATGGCTTGATCTAGGTTATTAAGATTGACTAGATCCTTAGGCTTAAGACTATCAAGGATCGATTTAATGTCATAGACCGTAGCCTTTTGAGCAGTTAGGACTCCAAGGATTTTTAGATCCTCGTTAAGTTTCTTTGTAGCATTTTCAATAGCTACGATGTCACCCGATTGGATGGCTTGCTCAAGCTCGTACATAGACTTTTTAACATTAAGGCGTGCAACATCGTTAGCGATAGCCAGCATTTGAGCTGCGCTAGTAGTCTTACCTAGCTGATCGGCTTGATTGATAAGAGCCGCGTTGTATTGGATAGCCTCAATGTCAAAGACTTTTTCGCTTTTACCAAGTAGCAAGTTAGCCTTGTCGATTGCATTAGTAAGCATCTTTTTCTTGAGTAAATCTGTTGCAGCTTTAGCCTGATCCTTAATCGCCTGAGCCAGCTTTTTATTACGAAGCAACGCCTCTTGCTCTGCCTTTTTACGAGCTTTTTCGCGTTCCTTGTATCCACCATCGCCTGAGCCCGGGAAAAATAATGGGCCCATATTGGGAGCCGGTATAGCGTTATTTTTCTTTAGGGCATTACCTAGAGCACCTACAGCAAGAGCAGCTACGCTAATAGCTGTAAACCATGGAGCCCATGCAAGGCCGATAGCAATACCGGCACCTACGAGGATCGGCTGAGCGATCTTGACCTCTTGTACAAGATACCCAAATCCTGTAATCGCATTAGTGAGTTTTGTAGATAAGTTTTCGATAGTTTGAGCTGCACCGCCGGCACCGTTAGGCCCTGCTAGGCCACCTAAAGCATCGACTAGGCCTCCACCGATACGCCCTTGAGCTTGATTGACTGCCTCTGAAAGTATCGCCATTTTGCCGCTTAGGCTGGCTGCCGCTTCATCGGCTGCGCCTAAAGTATCTGTAGCTATTTTTTCTAGGATTTCATCGAAAGTCATGGCCGATAGTTCGGCTTTTGTCAGACCTAAGCGGTATGTAGCAAGTCCTTTAGAATTACCCACGTAGGCATTAGCCAAATCAGATGCGACAGCTGCTACATCGGCATTACGAGAAGCAGCTAGATCGAGAGCTACGTTCATGATCTCGGTCGATTTGGATACCGATCCGGTTGCTGAAAGTAGAGCTTGCATAGCCGGTACAGCTTGAGCACCTGTTACGCCGTAGAGCTTGCCGATCTGATCTACGTAGTTTGAGACTGCCGGAGCATCAAAGGCTAGACCAAGATTTTTAACTGTATTAGTAAGAGCAATAGTCTCGCGCTCTGCATCTGCGAATTCTTTAACCGCAGACCTTACAGCCAAGCCAAGAGCAGCGCCTCCAAAAGCAACACCAAAAGATGAGCCAAGAGATTTAACAGTTTTATTAAGTTTGTTAGTAGCTGTCTCAGCTTGCTTAAAAGCGGTCTTGCCTAAAAATTCTGCAATTATTTTAATATCTAAATTAGTACCGGCCATTATGCAACCTTCCTAACGCCACGTGTAGCAAAGCCTGAGGTCTTGCTCATAAAGAGATCATTAGTTTTCATGATCGCCCTTACGACAGCTTCGTTAGTTTTACCGTTATCGGCTGCCCACGCACGATAGATAAGACGGCCTGTAGATTTACGTGAAACCTGCCCTCTTTGACCAGCTACGCGAGGTTTAGCGTTTACGAGTATTCCTGTTGCATTAGCAGCATCTACAAATTGTCTACCGGCATTAGGGTTATTACTCTTGCCAAAATTCTTACCGGTTGAGGTTATGTAACGATGTTCACCGACACCGGTATCTTTACGGAAAGTAGGGATTACTACTTCTCTAGTTTTGCCCTGAGGTTGCCCACCAGGATTTTTACGTCCGGCTGTTTCATAGATAGCACCGGCAGCATTAGCATTAACAATACGTACAGATGATGCAAAGCCATTTTTATTTATCTTAGATCGAGCTGTGCTTAGTCTTATGCCGTTACGTATAGCTGCCGCATTATAGATTGGAAAATTACCGCCATCTCGGCCCCAGTTAGATAGGGGAGGAGTAGCAGGTACAAACCCTCGAGCAGCATTTACTACGTTTTGAGTAGCAAGCGTTAAATCTTTCTTAAGCTGTTTATCTAGATCCGGCGCATATTGCTTTAAGGCTTTACGGAGCTCATCAACGCCGCTTAGTTCTATGGGCATCGCTTGTCTCCTTCGCTTCATCCTTAAGCCCTTGCACAAGTGCATCGAGCATTGTCTTATCTAGATCTAGTAGCGCTTGAGGCGCGACCCCCAGTCGGATACTTAATCTTGCGATCAGGTATGTAAATGGGAGGTCGCGCTTCAGGCTAAAGGGTCGCTATCTAAAACCTCAACAGACTTTAGTGTTTCCACAAAAGCCTCGCCGAAAGGTTTAGGTGCCTGTCCCGCACGCTTTGTTATTTCCCAAGCCAAGTAGTAGACCATCGACTGTTGCTCCATTTCGCGAAACGCTTTATGAAACCCAGTTTTGTAAAACTGCTCAAAGGCATATTCAACGGCCGGCGAGATTTCGCCTTCCAGTTCTGTGCCATCGTTACGTACGATCTTTAGTCTTGCCATGGTTTGCCCCTTTGTTAGTTAGTTGATTACCAAGTGCCAGTAGTTGCTACTACTGTTTTTGAGTTACATGTAAAAGTCAAATCCATCATGCCTTCATCGGCGACAGCACCGTTGAGGGGAGTTAGATTGTCTACCAAAAATGTACCGCTATAGAGTACGTTCGTAGCAGAGATAGCAGCTGTGTAATCTTGGATTGCCTTAAAAGCTACGGTCGTACCGTATGCAGCTTGTAGCGTTGCCAAGATTGATCCGGCAGCTGTGTCATTTAACAAAGATACTGTGATCGTGTCAGCTGATAGACCAGTAACAAACTTATGAGCTGTATCGCCCATCGCTGTAACTTCTAGCTGATCGCTTTGCTGTGTTAGCGTAAACGCGGTCACATGGTCAGTAAAATCTACAGGTGTAGCGCCGACCTTAAAGCCGACC